TTGAGTGTAACAAAGCTTCAGCCTCAGATCCGTAAACGCCACCATTAACGGCACGTTTCGCTCCTTTTTCTTTGAGGACGGCCCACGTTGTGGGTTTGCTCCAACGCTCTTCCTCGGTGCAGACGGGGATGTCATCCTCTTTTTCTACCAGTTTTGCAGCATTGTGCAAGGCGATACGAGAGCGAATGTAGGCCATTGTTTCGGCCTCATGCCAAATCTGGAGCGGGATTTCTTGGATGGCGCACTTGGGATAGTCGGCCTTGAATTCGGCGTCCTTGCGCTTCCAATCTTTACAGACAAGTAGGATGGCCAGTTTCTTGGGGTGGATTCCGTTGTGTTCGCACAGGAGTTTGTTTACGTTGGCCTGTTTTGTCCACTCAAGCCTGTCATCGCTCATCGCTTTATAAACGCTACTGACCTTGTAGTCCCACAATGTTTCGGTCTCGCGGTCATAAAGGTCGATCTGTCCCCCAAGTTTTACGCCATCAATTGAGACGTAGAATCGTTGCTCGCAGACGTAGCGTTGAGGATTGCGTTTCGCCACTTGCTCCAGAACGTAATGGTTAGCTGTTCCCAGCATTGTCCAAACTTTCTCGGAACAGTCCATGGTAATCTCCTTGCCGTGGCGTCTCCACAGTTCGGAAATCTTGGGGGGCTGGGCCAACCCCGTAGTAGTAATATCGGACTCGCCCTTGCTGTAGGTGTCCTCGCTAACCAAGTCAACGAACGGCTGCGGGAGGTTGTATATGTTCGATACGCGCACTAGCGTTTCTTTTTCTTTTTAGCCATGCCACTTTCCGACATTGCAATAGCCTTCGCTTGCTGGGGATTCGTAACCTTCTGGCCCGAACCGCTCTTGAGTTTCCCCTTGGAAAATTCACGCATTACGGTTGCCACTTTTTTTTGTGCTTTAGATTTCTTCTTCATATATTATGCTGCTATTAGTTGGTTGTTGTTTGTTGGCTTCGGCGCTTGGACGCCCAAGAGTTTACAGAGGTATCGGATGTGGAAGCATTCTTTGCGGAATTGATAGCCAGAACAAGTGCAGGAACACCCTGTGATATCCCCGACTTCATCGGTAGTGAATTCCACCATGTAGTAGTCTTCGCGATTCGTCCGACTTTGAACGAGGAATGATCCCTTATCATGCGACAGAATTTCGATGCCATGGTTTTGGCTGGAATCTCCGCGCTCTCGCTCATCAGTCATTCGCTTGTGGACTATTCAGAGATTCGGCCTTGCTCGCCCCGAAGCCAAGTTGTTCGGGGGTATATGCCGTGATGGGCATGGCCGCAATATGCCCTTGACGATCCGCTTGGATGAAAAGAGTTGTGGCTATTCCCTGACGATGCTGTTCTGGAAGGTTTAGCTCTACCGCAATGTCGTTGGCCTTCTTGACGCATAGACGCATCAAATTCGCCGCCTGACAGAGGAATTGCTTGGCATCCTTGTCCTTGTGGACTGGAGTTGTGGTAATGTAGCGGTCAATCCCTGCATTTGACTTCACAACGGTTTCTGTGGGCTTCTGGGGCGATTGCGGGGCGTTCTGGACTGCGGGCAGGCTGGAAGCAGGAACCCCAGCAGGCTGGATCTCCATGGAGTCAGTCTTCTGCTTGGAATTACCAGAAGCAATCAGCACTACGGACTTGCCTACATATTGCTGGAACTTCGACGCAATGTCCTTGTTCTCAGTAAAATACACATGGGCTACGCCATCAACGATTAATTCGATAACGCATAAGCTATTTGACTTCACCCACTTAGGCGGAGATTTGACGGCTACGAGTTTTGGCCCATTTTTGGCCAAGGTAAAATGTGAGAGGACTGGTGCTTTGGGTTGGTTTGATTGATATGCCATATAGGTAGATGTTCGTTATATCCGACACCCCAACTTGTCAAGCGTTCAAAAAAAGCGGGGCCGAGTTTTTAGCCCGACCCCGCCCCACACACATGAAAACAGGAAGACGAGTGCCTTCCAAGCGCGTAACTTATCACTTCTGCTAATCAATGCAAGCTGAAAATCATCTTGCCGCCATCTTCTTTTTAGAGTAAGTTTTCGGGATTCCATGGCTGATTATCCTCCGATTTCACGTTTTTACGTTGCCTCGTATGCTGCCAATGACCGCGATTACCCCGTGGTTGCCATCAGGCTTGATCCTAGAACTGCTGGCTACAAGGTTCCCGAAGATCTCAGCCCACACCCCGACAGCAAACGTTATCCCAACCATGTTTTTACAGGGGCACAACCAGCCTCTGGAGACCAGATCGTCACCCACATCTACGAGATCTTGCCTGCCCCTTGGGTTCCCTTTACCCGCTACGATGACGATCTAGGCCCAATCCAAGGACGTAGACGTTCAGTCAAAAACGAGGGTCAGGTTGCTCGCCTTGGCCCCGACCAGAGGGTTAACTATGAGGCTCGCGAAGGCTCTGCCATTGTCTATACCGAGATTGAGGAAGCTTGGTCGATCAAGACCGACGATGATGGCAATTCGCTTTTTCCTATTCGGGATCGGGATTTTTATGACGCTTCCCGTGGAGCAGTCCAAGAACGCCGCCAACTTTTTGTCCCAACAGGCGAAGAAGAGGGAACTCTTGAGAACGTTAACGGAGTAATCACCCAGACCTCTTACGAACCATACAACGAATTTCTTTCAGTCAAGATTGTCCAGACCTACAAGGTGGATGGGCCACAACTTGTTGGCAAAACAACAAATGAAGAAGGTCAGCTTGTAACTGTTACCACCCAACGCAGGGGGGCTGATAATTATGTGCCTCCGTCTCCCACGGCAATCCGCACAGTTGAAGTTTCCCGTGAGGACGCTGAATCCTTAGTCGAGCGCATCGTTGACACTCCAGAAGTTTTTCCAAACAAATCTTTCTCAAAAGAAATTCCAGACCCCGCTCCCACAAAATTCAGGATCGAACTTCCGACAACCACAAGCGAAATAACTGAAGAAGGTGCAAATATTTCGGAATCAGATGTCAATCTTGGTGATGATGACATTGCCAAAAGCGTACAGCAAGTATCGGTTTTTACCAAAAGAACAAGAACGACATCCAGAGACCAAGCATCCGAAGGGACATTGATTGGAAAACAAACTGGGCAGTGGGGTGAAGAAACGGTCACAGAAACCTATAACGAAGATGGGACAATCGATGTTGGGTACACAATTTTGTCCAACAGAAAAACCCCACTTGGAAAAGGAAAGTTTCTCGGAGAAAAAGTTCAGGTTTTAGATCCAATTTCCCTAACAGAAACAAAAAAGGATTCTGAAACTGGAGTTATTTTTACAACGACAAAAACACTGGTTGCCGCTGGAACACCGCTCCCATCCGTTTCTGACAATCAAATTGCCGAAATAACCCCAATTGATGCATACAATTCAATTCAAATTATAACTTCTGTAGATGACATCCCGCCTCCAGAAACATTTGAATCATCAATCGACGTAAGTTATCCAGACATTTTAGAAGAGATTGGAATTGATTGGGATTTTTCTTCTGGTGGTGGCGCTGGATCTTCTGGAGGTTTGAATGTTGCAGAAATTATTGCCAATGAATACAATTGGTCGGCACAAGCAAATGCCAATGCATCAGCAAGAATTATTGGCGCTGTTTATACAAAAATTAAAAGGGGGCACAGGGGAAGTGTAAGAGCCAGAGTAACGCGCACTTATTACAATTCCCCACCAACAAACATTCCAACAGCCACTTTGTTTCAACCCGTTTATGGAACAGTAACAATTAAGGGCAAGGGGGTTTCATTAAACAGTAAAACAGGAATAGGAGGATTTGGGGGCTCTGTAACTGGAAGCAGTGGTGGATATAGTGAAGAAATTAACAACTTTGCGAATAGTGTTCAATTTGGCCCATTTTGCCATAGCAATCCAACATTGCAAAACGCAACAGCGCCCATCGGGGAGAGTGCAACATTTACAGCGTCTTCTGGAAGCGTTCCAGCGGGTTCTTATCCAGCTACATTTGCCCAAGCAACGGCAACAGCAGAAGCAAATCTTGAACTTGGATCAAGCTCACCATTGGGATCTTCTCTTGTAAATGGCTACAGTCATATAGCTGCCGTTAGGGTTGAAAAGTGGAGATTCGGAATCTGGATTCAAGAAGTTTATACGGCCTTTCATCCGTGAACAGTTACGATCAAATCATCAAGCAAATCATTGCGACCTCTCCGTCATGGGAAAATGATGGTGGTGGAATTCGCGGAAGAACTATAGCACCAATTTTAAGCGGGCTTTCGCCATCTGGTGTGGGTGATTTTGCTCCACAAATATTCAATCAACAAAACAACGAAACTGTTCAGAGATCCGCTGGAGATCCAATTTCAGATTTAACTCTGGATGGTGGCGCTGTAGGTGGTGGCGATTCGTGTGTTGGGCTCGCCCTTTACATTAAAACCGTAGGAACCCCGCCGAATACAACACAACAAGTATGGGTTGGTGCTGGAACAGTAGCGGGACAGGTTCCTTCGGGATTTGACCCAGCGGACGGCAAGTCAATTGCCAACAGCGGGTCTGGAGATGTGTGGGCGGAAGTAAACATAGACGTAAGCAATGGAAATATTACGTCAGTTGCCGTAAATGGAGGAGGCAGCACGCCGCAAAACACCGACTCTTCATTTTATATATCTCTTGGAAGCTATTCATACACAAACGGCACTCCAAGAGTTTCAAACTTTGGATGTGGTAGCGTCTATGCAACAATTTGCCGAATTCCATTTAGATCACAAGCCCCATTCTATAAAGCGGCACTTTGGCGATAAATCATAACTTATGATATACGAAACATTTTGCAGAAGCTGTTATCAGAACTCTGAAGGCTGCACATCCGTTGTAGATGGAAGCGTTTTCTTTGTACAAAAACAAATTGTTTCATCAATGAATTCTTTAGACGCCTATGATGTGGAGGAAAATCACCGTAAGGCAAATTGGATAACCACAGGTTTCGCAAGTTTTATCCCTTTGTGGCGCTTCGGAAACCTAGAAGCCCCTCCACATCCTTGCGAGTTTTACTCAAAATACTTTGGGCCAGTTTCACCACAAACACACATGATGGAGTATTATAAAATTTACAAAGAAGAAACATTTACAAGAAACGAATACACGGTCGCGGGGGACGAATGCGATGATAGAATAACAGTTCCAGCCACAGACCTAACAATCACTCTTGATTTTGAAACTCCAGATACAGAACTTTTACCACTTTATTTTTATGGAGATAGCTTCTATCCGCTTCAACGTGTTGCTGTCAATTTTTTGAAAACTGTTAACGGCGAAGACAACGGAATTTATTTTTTTAGAGATGACAGACAGGGTTGGTTTGAGCCTGATTTTACAGCAAGTGCGGACAGTATTTCGTTTACAGCGGTTAGCGGCGGAGATGGTTGCGGCCCAGCCTATTTTCAAACAGTAACAGCCGAACATTCAATTGGAGGGGATGAATTTACTTCAAGCAACCTAAATCAATTGGTAAATACAGGACTCGCAGCAGCAAATCCAGCAAGCCTTCCTTACATTAATCCAACAGGTGGAAATCATCCTTTTGCTAGAAGCTCGACCCTTTATGCAATATGTGGAACAGCTTATTTCAATCCGTATTTTGCGTTTAAAAACGAAAATTTTTCTCCTATGTCTGTATATAAAGAGTTTTGGTATCCTGATGGTTACCCAGACTGCGGCCCACTTGATGTAACCTTTGATCCAGAATTAACAAAAGAATTACAATTAACAAAGGCATCATCATATGGAAAAATAGCTTTTTCTATTCCAGAAACTTGCTATTTGAAGGTTTGGCTCCTAGAGGCAGAATATGATCTTTTACCAGCATTCAACCCAGAAAATTATTCTTATTCTTATACGGTAAACGTTATAGAACAAGAAATAACCGAACAAGTAATAAACATTAAATCAAGCGGTGGAAGATGCGATTTGATTTCTCCGCCAAACTATTTATCTGTTGGGGCGGACGTTGATGATGGATTAGGAGAATTCGTTTTAGATGCTTCAACATTAAATCCTCCAGAAGATGGGCTGATGGCATCGAAAGCTGCAATTAACTCAATGGCCGAATATAACGGAGTATACGGAGACAGAGCAGACTCATTTAAAATAAAAATTAAAACCGTTGTGGCTTGGAGTGCTTTAGAAGACTACACTCCGCCTATTTATGTTAGACCGCGAACACAAGTTGAGGCAAATTTCTTTAACATGGAACTTTTAAGCGCGGGGTTTAGTGGGGGAGAATTGTCGCTATCTGGATTTGAAATATACAATCCTTTCAGCGGATTTCCACCTCTTCCACAAGAAAAAGAAGATTTTGATGAGTGGTGGAATTCGACAAATCCAAACCCTCCCCCATGAGAAAAATACCAATTGCCGCTTTAAGATCCGTAGCAGACCAAAGAAAGTCTGGCTACATGGAAGAAATACTCAAGTCGGGAAACGTATACGAATATAGCGTTCTTATAAACGAAGAAGATTATGAGCGAATTAAAAAAGACTTTGCGCTTCCCGCCTTATCCGCTGAAGAATCCGTTGAAGAATATAAGAAAAGCAGCCTTGGTGCCGACACCAAGGACGGCCCCTCAATTTTCACAATGGCAAAAACCGCAAATCAGGCTTTTAAAAAATGGGCAGAATCGGGGTTTCATCTTGCCGACGAAGCCACACTACAATCAAGAATTGACGCCTGTTCAAAATGCGAGTTTTGGGACAAGAGTGGATTTCAAAATACTGGCCGCTGCACAAAATGCGGATGCTCCACTTGGGCAAAACTCCGCATGGCTACCGAAAAATGTCCTATTGGCAAGTGGTAGCCTTTGGTCTGACAAACTTAATGTCTCTGGTTTTTCCAGCATAAAACACTTTCTTTTTAACTGTCTCAAACTTTCCTTCGCGAACCATGTTATAGATGCGAGGGCTTGACAGACCAGTTTTTTGTATTACCTGATCAACCGTCCTCCACCCATCGGAGTTCATTGCCTCGATGGTGGTCTTCTGATTGTGGTTGTCGAACGACTCCCACACACTATCCCAAGACGGGACTACAATTTTATCATTGGAGCTTTTTGCTCCTCTAGTTTTGCTATAATGGGTTGCCATGTGTATGTTCCTTTGTTAACTGTAAAGATCAAGAATCCGAAGTCCACGATACCTGTGCATCGTCTGGCTCCGAAACGACTGCCAAACCCCTGAAGGGCTGGCGTAGTGATAGCCAGCCAGTCTGGGCCTCCTGCAAAGTTGTGGTAGTGGACATGGGAGCGGATAAAGACATCCCCCTTGGGCTGTAGCTCTTTTTCAGACCATATGAGATTCCAAAGGCGATCTCTGGCCACTCCTGAGTGCCGACCATGGGGAATGCCGCTGGAGCCCGCTGGATGGTGTTTAAGGTCAAATACAACCCCTTCTACGTCCACCCACTCATGTTCTCCGATTGTGGCGTCTACACGCTCTGCAATGATGTTCTCCCAATCCTCTGAGTCTCCTGTATGATATGGGGTGCCCCTAGTGATAACAATCTTGCAGTTTTTGGATTTCGGGATTTCGCGGATAATCTTAACTGCCATATCACACTGCTCTTCCATATCGGTAGTGATCTGCTCCGTTCCGCCCGACTTCTTGCCAGTTCCGTCTACAAGATCCCCATTAATGAAGATGATATCGTAGGGGCCGTTTTTGCGGATGTTCTGGCTATACCAGTTGTAGTAGGCTTTATTGGCGTTAACCCAACGTGACCGCTCTTCGGCTGGCTCTTCTGGCAGATAGCCTTTCGGGGTTAACCCTACTTTGTGGCCGCAGTGGAAGTCCGATAGGACTGCTATTTTTTTACTCATAAAGAGGTTGCTTGGTTACAGAGATCTAAACACCGCGCATAGCCGCAGATATCAGCCACACTATCACGATGGCGGGGTGAGTTGGTGAGTCTGGAAAGTTTGACCGCAATCATGCACATAGCGATTTGTTGCGGGGTTACATTGACCCCAAGGATGGCTCCCCACATCTTGGCTTGCTTGGTAAAGTCTTCAATCGGGCTTCCGTAGTCAGTCTGGCGATCATAGGAAGTAAGGCGCTTGGCAATGTCGCACACATCTTCTTTGTCTAATCTAACCATAGATGGATAAAGACGCAAGGGTTTTTCCAGCCATTGGGCTACGGCAACCTCCGCTCTGGCTCCTTTAGACTTCTCCCATTTGGGAAGAAGAACCAACTCGTCGCACTCAAAGACCGCATCAATGTCCCTTCTGGCGCACTCCTCAATGAACTTGCTATCCATCTGGGAGTTATGCGGATCCAACCCTAGCTCTTGATCCATCCTTGCGGGGTTAATAGTTTGATATCCCGCTTTAAGAAGAGCGTCTTCGGCCTCAAAGAATGCAGGATGATTAAGGTTTGGATGTGCCCTCATAGGGCCACAGATGTATACTGTAGTCATGTGTTGTATTGGCGGTGGTTAGTGGATTTGGATGCCGTAGTCGGCAATCAGATCGTAAAGAGTTTTCCTAACTTCTTCAATAGTTGCGCTATTCCAATCGGGATGAGAATTATGGCGAAGATGAGAGCGTAACTCATTATCAAAATTGTCAAGAACAGCGCGAAAATCCCCTGCTTTGCAAGCATCTTCAAACTCTTGTCGCTCTTCTGGAAGGGAGAAAGATAGGGTTCCATTAGCCATTGTATTAAGAGTCTTTGATAATCTTCTTAAGATCCCCGTCATCTAAATCGTCATCCCCGTCCTCATCCTCTTCTTGCCCGTAAAGGATGTCATGGATATTGGATACAATGCCTTCGATGGCGTAATCATTTCCGAATTTAAGGAAAGCATTTTTGGTTTCGGCCCCGTCCTGAAAGGTGGCAACGACAAAGCCCGAATCAAAGTATTCAACAAGATCCTTGGCCAATTTATCCAAGACTTCTTGCAGTCTTTTGTCATGGGAAGCCATGAGTTTAGTCGATTTGTTCGCGGCAATTTTTGCATAGTCGAATTGTTTTGACGTTGCCAACCCGAATATGTTCAAAGTTTTTTCCTCCACAGTAGTAACACTGTGAATCATTGGTTGCTTTTTGCTGATTGTGCCGTTTCTTGCTTTTCTGTTGATCTTTCATATTTGGCTCCCTTGCGAATATTTTCTGACGCCCAAAGTGGCTGAAGATTGGTATAATGACCAGCCTCTAATTGTTGATTTTCGTCTGAAAGATCAAAGCTGGTCAAGGGTCTAATGTGGTCTATGTGCCATTTCCCGTAATTCTCCCAACTCATGCCATCTTTGAACTTTGATTCTAAATATTCTTTTGCCTTCTTAAAAGAGCATCCTAATATTTTTACGGTTGGAAATTTTTTCTTGGCCCCTGAGTAATACGCAATCCTTTTTGTGGCACATCGCAATGAATTAATAAGTTTTGCTTTTGGGGTGGATGCATAAATTTTGCGAGTTTCCCTAATTTTTTCCTTATTTTTTATCTTGTATCGCTGAATCGTCGCTTTAACTTTTTCTGGATTATTTTTCGTCCAAATTCTATTTAAGATTTTTAGTCTTTCTTTGTTTTTTTCGCTCCACCTCTTTGAATATTCAGAAATCTTATCTTTGTTTTTTTTATAATATTTTTTACTTGATTCAATTTCACGATTTTTATTTTGAAGATATCTGATTCTCCTTTTTTCTTTAATAATATCTTGATTTTTTAAATACCAATTTCTCGCAATTTTGCGACTTCTTTCTTTTGTCTTGGAATCAACACTTTGGCCACAAACATTTTCCCTACATTTATCGCTACAATATTTAATTTTGTTCCAGCTTTTTTCTGAAATGTTATTTTCCCGCTCAAAATTTGAGCCGCAATAGGGGCAAGTTTTGTTTTCGGGCTTGCGGTAGGTCTTTTTCTTTCGGGGACTGGGTTGTTCTTTCATTTAACTTTCGACTGATTAATTCTGATGTAACATCTTGCCAAAGAATGGTTTCTGCTCTTGATCCAAACCCCGTCACCCGAATCACTGTCTCTGGTTCCGCGCTGGTTTGTATTGCCCTCAACACAATCAAACATTGTTTTGCTTGTAGCCACCACAATTCCCGTATGGGAGAAATCAAAGACCGCAATGTCTCCAACTCTGGGAGCCTTTGTATTGTAGATAACTTGAGTGGTGTTCGGGCGCTTCTTAGCCCATTCAATCAGCCCGAAAGCAGCGGCAGTCCTTGGACGCCACTTACTAGTAGTCATGGTCTTTAGGCCAAGCCAAGACACAACTTCCTTGTCATTGAGCCATTGAGCCACACACCAATCAACAAAAGCAGCACACCATGGCCAAGCTGCTGGTGCTAAGTTAGTTGCAGCTTGGTACTCGCGGATTTTCTTACCGCGATTGTTTCCGCCAACTTCCTTAACTCCGACTTGCGAAAGCGCAATGTCTGCAAGTTTATTTACCATTTGCACTGCCTCTGACCGATATCCCAATTCCTATAGATCCGTTCCACCTCGGACTCCGATGGAGACGGAAGCTTTTCCATCATTGCGCCACTTGATTTTGGAAGTGAATCGGATGGAACCGAGTAAACGGACAAAGAAATTTCTGCGATCTTCTTTGGGTGGGACTGGGACGAGTATTGCTTTAAGGGTTTCATGGGATAGCCTCATTTCTTCTTGCGGCGAACGGGCTTCTTGATGGCAATAGCCCGACGAACTTCAGTATAGGTAATAGGCCCAGCCACCCCATCCTCGTCAGTATGAACCAAGGCTTGGATCTTCTTCACACCCCTGACGTTCACTTCGTTAGTGACGTAGTTAACGATAGAGATAAGAAGGGCAACAATAAAACCTGTGAGACTGACCTGATCAACGGATTCGGCCAGCTTCGGATCAACCATGGCAAGACGGGAGACAATGGCGGCAACAACCATGGCAATGAGGGGGGTGATAACTCCGCCCAGCTTGCTAACCAGAAATGCGAGAATTTTATCTTTCATTTGGTTATTGCTCCAGCTTGTAGCGTTGAACCGCCGATTCAACAGTAAAACGAATCAGGGACTCAGAGGCGCTAACTCCCTGCTTTTTAGCAGCAGCAGTGAGTTTCTTGACTGCGGCTTCGCGCTTTTCGGCTCCCGTCTTGTCGGTGGAGGCCAACGACTGGACGATCTCCAAGGCAATCGGGAGAAGAACTGCTACCGAAGAGGAAGCGATTTCCCGAAGGACAGGAAGGAAGAAGTTGAAGACGTTTGAGGTAATACCCCAGATTTTGGCGAAGAATGATTTCATGGTTTAAAGCTAAACTAGAATCCTTTGGATTTCAAGTAATCTTCGATTCTTTTTGTGCGCTCGTCAATTCGGGCTAAAGTTTCACTGCGGGCTTGGTTCTCCTGATTGATTAGCTCAATCCGCGCATCCTGTTTGGCGTCATTGTTTTGGATGTGCCTCATCTGCTCTGGAAGGACAATCCACCCATTAAGCGCCGAAAACAGAGTAACCATCAGGGCAATGCCCGCAATCAACTCACTCATCGTTAGCTTAACCCCCCGCTCCATGCCTCTACGTCTTGGAATATCTTCGATGCTCATAATTCGGGAGGCGGCGTCAATGCTATAAACTGACCGTTAGTAAGTTCTTCGACTCCATTTATTTCGCCATCATCAAATGCCTGTGCCAAGTCAGACTGCCAAAGACAACGAAATGCTATACGTCCATCAGTAAGTTGATGACCAGTAATGGTTCCATCGTGCAGACTTGCTGCTCGGATAGTTGTTTGTTCGGGATTATCCCAATGACCGCCAATGGTGCGTATGGTCTTGTCTGCGTCTGGTAAATCTTCTCCATATAGTCCAAGCATTTGTTGAAATAGCGTTCCCACACTTTCTGGATTTATGGCAACAATTCTTTCTGTTGTTTCAAAGCTCATAACATTGTTGGCAGCATGAAGTTTGATGTGTATTTTGCGATACCCTTATAAAAGAATGAAGATCCAATTAGTCCATCTGGAGATAATGATGTAGAATCGCAAAATGTGCCAAAGTTTGATCCTCCAGAAGCAGCGGTAGAATCGTATGTTGTATTTGTATTTCCAACACTTGTTCCATTTTTGTATATTGTTGTTGTTGATCCATTTCTTACAAGAGCAACATGAAACCATTCATTAAGCGGAAGTGCAAAATTTTGAAAAATAATATTTGCTCCGTTGATATAAAAA